TCATGCTCCGACAACCCTCCATTCTTTACCTCTGTCATCGTTGTAACGGTCAGTTTGGCGCTGGCTTTTATGCCCTAACAAATCCTTAGTGTTGATTTTTTGCTCCCTGTATATTCGCTCCGATAGTGATCTAATTTCGTGAAAAGTAGGGGGCGAACCTTTGTCCCAGGACAATCCAGATAGCTCGCGAATTTTTTTAAAACTGGTGCTGATCGTGTTGGGTTTGACAATTCCACCTCGCCTGGCCATTGCTGTATTGTGTATGAAGTGGACAAGATAAGGGCTAACGATATGATCCCGACATTGAGTAATCACCTGCTCCAGAGTCATGCCAATGGCATCACAGCGAAGAGATAGAGGTATCGCTACCCTGGCCCCCGTTTTAATCTGTTCAACGTGCAAATGGCCGTCCCATACGTCAGAAAACTGCATTTTACTGATGTCTCCCTCTCGCTGTGCGGTAACGAGGGCCAGCAACATTGCATTTTTCATATATGCGAACTGTGGTGGTGTTACGTTCAGCATGGTATTGAATTCATCTAAAATTAAACGTTCACGACTTACACGGTTATGTGGATTCTTTGTTGCTTCAGCCGGGTTGTAACCTGGCGGGACTTCACCAGCATGTTGGGCTTCTTTGAAAACATCAATTAGCGTTGTTCTGACTACCTGAGCCATTCTGGAGTGCCCCTGTTTTTTGTAATCATCCAAAATGTCCGCAATATCACGAGTATCAACATCACGGATTGGTTTGGCGGCCAATGCCATACGCATGGCTTTAACCGGTGCGATTTTTTGTTTAACGGTGTTTTCAGTAATTTCATTTGCTGTCTTACGCTCCTCCTGGATCACAAGATAACGATCAAGCCACGTTGAAACACTGATGCTGCCGCCGACTGCCCGGCTCAGTTTGTCCCGTACTGCCAGGGTATTGCGTAACTGCTGTTCTGATAATCTGGTGTTGGCTTCAATGGCGATTGCTTTCGCTTCTTCAGCATTCGTTCCTAATCCATGAACCACCCCAGTGATGGGGTGCTTATATTTCCAATATATCCGCTGAGTTCGCTTATCGGTGCTGCAATAAAGCCCTGGAATATTCAACGAAAATTTACGAGGCCTGCCCATCATTTAAAATCCTCAACAAGCGGGGATCGTCATTTTTCCTGGTTACTGGCTGACAAGATATGCCGATATACCTGGCTCCTTTTTCAACACGCCAGAACCGGCCTGCTTTTTGTGGTGGTGGATATATCATTTTATTTTTTGCATAAGAAAGGATGGTTGTATAACTAGGGCAATCTTCTTTCCCAAATTCCTCTATTGCCCAATCCATTAATAGTTGAGTACGTGCCATTGGTCATACCTCGATACGACCGGCCAACAGGTTAACGTGCTGGCCGGTGCGGTTTTGATTTTTAAAAATCAGTTAGCGAACTGCGAGTGAAGGTGATCCTGTTTCAAGATGAGCACCTGGAATTTCAATACCCTCCTTGATTGCTTTTTTAATTTTGGCTTTATCCGGGGCGACAATAGTTGCCACATCGACATACTCATCGGGGATAGCGTTTTGGTTGTCGATGATCACACTGACTGAACCCGGTTTAACGGAGAAGGTATTGAAATCAGTTTTTAACGATTTCTTATCAGCGGCGATCAGACATTGTAGAGCGTATTTTTTAAGGCTGGCTGCATAGGTACTGAAGTGTTTCTCGCGTTGAGCGATTCGCTCACGCTCTGCCTTGCACGTTGCCGCCTGGCCTTCGTACTCACGCATTAATCCCATCATGCCATCAAGTTTATCGGCCAGCCCACCCTCAAGACCCTCAAACGTATCAGCCAGCATTTCAGGCGTCAGTTCGTCAGATTCCTGGGACAGTTCGAATAATTTACGGATGTCTGCTGCCAGTGAAATTGCTGTGCTCATGATTGCGCCTCCAGTTCTGCAATGTGCTTCTCGGTCAGTTTGTGAAGACTGAGAAGACGTTTTTTCAGGTAATCGGAATGCTGGGTATCGCCCGTGCTCTCGGCATTCTTACGATGGACATCAACTTCTCTCGCCATCGTTTCATACACTTTCTTGGCTTCGTTCGGTGTAACGGCACTTTCGATGGTATTAGCGACTTTGGTGATTTTCTCGTCCAGTTCTTTACGAAGACGTACGGTATCCCCGGCTTTTTCCCCGGCATTTTCGATGGCGAATTGAGCTGCGTTTTCCTGGCGATACTGTTGATCGTCAAACAGGCCGAGAAACACATCAGCAGAGGAGCCAAGCTGAGAAAGTGCCTTTTTGGTTGCGTCTGTGAGTGATTTTTTTGGCGCTTCGCCATCGCTGATAAGGCCGTTTTTTGTGTTGTAAATATAGGGAGTGCAGCCATACGCAAAAATTTCGCCTTGTTTACCATCCAGCACGTACCACAGGCGTACTTTTGTTGTGTGGTTGACTTCGGTCAGGTAGCCACCAGCCCCATTAGGGATCATTTCTTTTACGAAATTTCCATCAGCACCTTTAATTGAGCGCATAATGGGTGCGCCATTATCAAAACGCTCTTCCAAAATCTCAATTTTCCAGTTGATACCTTGGGGGCCGAGTACCTTGGTGGCTTGCATTACCATATAGGTACCGTTGATCGATGTGCCGCCACCATTCGTTGCGAATGCTTTGGTGAATCGTTCGTCGGTTCTGTGAAGTTTGCGCCATAGACTGAGGTTGTCCTGTATGTCCTGCGGTTGATCCGCAATTTCTTTTTCAACCTGTGTCGCACGTTGCTGGAAATTGTCGGCAGCAATGTCACAGGGCGCAGTAACCACCACAGGGGTAGCTTCCGGTATTTTTACTGGATCATTAGAATGCTCTGTTACTGGTTTTTCTGTTTCATTTGGAGCGCTGGTATCGTTTGCTGGTTCAGCGCTAGAACCAATCAGTCCGTCAATGCTGAATTTCCCACCCCCCAAATTACGTACTTCCGTTTTTTCCCCTTCATTTGAGGTGGTTTGCTGCGTACTCTCAACTTCTTGTTGCTCGTCGCCACGGGCGGGTTGGATGGTATCTTCAAAAAGCATACCACAGCGTTCTGTAAGGCATTTGCGAATGTATTCCTTACGTAAAGCAGCATCGGTAGCGAACGTATCGAACTTCATACCAGCGGATACCAGATCGAAAATTGTTTCATCATCGACATCCAGAATATCTACAATAACCCGCAGAGACGCGCTCCACATTCGCCAGGTCTGATCCCGGCCATTGATAAGCGCACGGGCATTCTTCACGTCAGAAGCTTTGGCATCGGCGCGTTTAACGCCGTTAAGTGCCAATGCTATTACCAGATCAAGCAAGTCGTAGGTACGACGCTCGGTTGATTCCCGCTCTCCGGGTCTTGTTGCTACCCATTTTTCAGCAAACGCCTGTACATCATCGGGGTTATCATCCGGTGGCGTCCGGGCGCGGAGGGCGGTAAGCAAATTATCAACGGATGCAGGGAACATATTTTTAACGGCGGTAACGCGGCAAAGGCCATCTATCACCGCGCGAATATCTTCCGGTGCTTCTTCGTCATTCAGCATGTCGTAGGCGTTTGACAGATACTCCTGATTTACAGTTTCCGGCACTGCGCCATACATGACGATATAGGCAATTCGAACATCTGTCGGAAGGTCAGCAATGGAACCAGGCTCATCAACTGCACATTCCTCAGTGACAATTAATTCAAAATCTTTGATTTCGTCATTCCAGATACGTTTAGAGATCCACTCAGAATCGAATTGATCAATTGGTGGATACTCTAAATCATCGCTTTGTACACAAATTTTAGGTTTGAAATAATTTCCGCTTGAATCCGGGTAAGATTCTTCCAGCGCTACAGATGCTTTCATTTCGGCTATTTTTTCATTTTTGGCTTCTACCGTAATAGCAAGAGCAATAGTGCCATTTACTATCGCTAATTTTTTTGGTATGAAACCACAAGTATATAATCCCATTAGTCACTCCTCGCTTATTAATGTTCAATGCATCGTAAGGACTGAATTTTTTCCTCAATTTCCTTGATTCGCATTTGTGAGTCGGTAACGATTCTACTCTTCATTTTTTCCAACCCATCTATTTCGCATTGTGTTAAATTGACAGATGGAATATCAATCGAAATATCTAGTGTTGTTAATAAGACCGTGGTTACGTTTTCATTATCAGGTGGGTCATAATCCATAACGCGAATACTAAATTCGTTTTCCCATGTATACTTTTGTGCAGCAATGAACAATTTTTTATTGATCGACGTTGGTAGCGCTGTTTGCATGATTACCTCGTAGTGTTATAATCCTTGCGTCCAGTGGTGGAAGCCATTGGTCATACCTCGCTGGAGTCGGTTTGGTCGCTGACTCCGCCGTCACCGGGACGTTAAGCCGGTAGACTGGCCCGCCTTGTGCGGGCCTTTTTACGGCTACTCTTCCTCGCCGCCAATCGCTACGCTAATTTCGTTAGCGAGTGATAGCCCATCGTTGCCTACCTCATCACAATGTTTAACAAAGTCACTCCATTGGGAATCGATAAATTGACGTAATACGGTTGATTGAAATTCATTAAGTTCAAACATATCTTTATTCCTGTATGTATTCGCGTTTATAAAGCCTCACACATTAACGCTCATGAAAATGTAAGAGGGGTTTATTTCTGATGGATGATACTTTTTATTTCGTAACAATTACCGTTAAAAACACGCCTTTCATAAATAACAGTTTCACACTCCCGCTTAGATTCATAAATTTCATAAACAACGTCTTTGCATGTTTCATGCGCAGGACATACTGTTACAACTAATGCGAATAATAGTTGTTGCATATATTCACCTGGTGTTTGGCGGCTTAACTTTTTTCGTCTACTACTGCGTGGTATTTCTGTTCGTCACCATCGCAGTAGTATACATAGCCGCGTCGATTAAACAGAAAAACTAGGGCGTCGATTGGAGTATTAGCGTAATCCATTTTCTATTCCTCTCTTTATTTGGAATTTAGCTGGCTGTGGGCGGTAATCATGGACTTTATGCACATAGCTATAAGAGGTCGGTTCTCCGTCACCACAACCAGCTAAATATTTTTAAATTACAGTTCTATTGCATCTTTTGGATATTTGGTTCTTTCATTTCCTTTCATAACCAACCACTTTTCTCCATCCCATATATATGAAAACTCTTCTTGATTTAGTGGGCTGGCTTTTTCTTTAAAAGATACATTTTCTTCGCCACGATCTCGGCCATAATAAACGGTATAGCCATCAACTCGATTATCGAACGAATGTCCTTCTGGTTTATCACAGCTATTATCTAATATTGATATATCACCATGTGAAACCAGCTTTTCCGCTAATTCCTGAGAATTGTAATGCGCTGTCAGAATCGGGCCGTGATGTTCAGGATAGCCATCCCAGTGACAGTAGACGCAGTGATAAATGTCACCGACTTTTACATTGATATTTGATCTGGTCGCCATTGGTCATTCCTCGCTTATAACGTGATTGGTCATACCTCGCCCGTCTTTCCGGGGTGTCAGAACTTTTACCCATATCAGCCTGCTGTGCCGTGTTTCTCGCGATTCACCCGGTGTTTCATACGCTCGCCGGTAGCTACTTCGTGGGCTTTCCTTGCCTTATCGCGTTGGCTGCTTGCCGTTGATGGAAGTGACTTTACTATTTACTAAAGCGAAAGTAAACCATTTGGTTTTGATTTTTTTTATTGAAGGTACAAAAACGACAAAACCGGCACATGGCCGGTGATTTTGTAGTAAGAATGTTGATTTATTTAGGGAGGCAGATAATTAAAGTTTACTTCGCCGCAAGAGTTCATCGAATAATTCATTGAATTCTTTGGCTTTTTCTTCAAATTCTCTAATCGTTCTGGTTTTTGCTGAATCAGGAAACTCTCTGAAAAGAGTTATCAGCCTTTCTTCTTGTTCATCCAGCACTACTGTAGGCTGTGAGCTATCTGAAGCATCATAAGGTTGGCTAAGGTACCCACCGGGCATCCCATAATCGTTCTCAATTCTTGCGGCTGCTCTCTCGCCAAACGATGATTTCCCATTGATTAATTGGGATATATAGCTCATCTCCTTCTTGGGTAAAGGCTTGTCAGCAAACCATTCTTTGAGGCGTTGTCGCCTTATCTCTCTTATGTCCATTCCATTATTTTGATTAGTAAATGGTAAACAAGCAAATGCTTGAGTTCTAATTTAGTGTTTGGTAAAGTCCATGCGAATTCTGAACGGAGTTAGATATGAATCTTAAGCAATACATAAAAACCCTAAAGCGGGGTGATGCCAAAAAGTTAGCCGAGAAAATGGGTATATCACCCTCTCATTTGTCGCAGATGGCCTCAGGTCAGTCACCGATCTCACCTGCACGTTGTGTTGAGATCGAAGAATTTACGTTAGGTGCTGTAACACGTATTGACCTACGCCCTGATGACTGGACAAGGATTTGGCCGGAACTTATCCCCCAGAACAATCAATCTACACCACCAGGAGCATAAAAACTGACTTATGGAAATCAATCATGAAGCCATTTGCATTGAGCTACGCCGTTGGGCCAGTGCAACAAAACGGGAAACGGTAGCGGCTGAGATAACCCAGCGTTATTTCGATCTCGGTGGTGGGGATTTACCTCTGTATCCGGTAGAAGCCCCTGGTGCAACACACAACAACATGCAGAACATCTTCCGTTGGCTTGACGGCGATAGCCGGAAGGCGAGAGCGAAGATTGATGAGTTGAAGCCCGCGATCCTTAAAGCACTGGAGCACCGCAGGAACGGGACGATCCAATATCAGGTAGCACAGGCGCAAAAAGAATGCGCTGAGGCGATTAGCGCGGCATTGCTGGAACTACCGGATGTTGATAAGGAAATCAGCGATGCAATTGAGGCATTGCATGTGCTGAGAAAGAGACCATCTGGCGGCATTTACTGCTGGTGACAACGAGGTATGACCAATGGCTAATTTTACGAGAGAACAGGTCGAGACGCAGATCCGCGATCACCTGGTTCGTGATGGATTCTCTGTCGATATTGCTCGTTCAGCAGCATTTCGCGGAGCAGATCATTATATGAGCAGACCCAACGCAACAATAGCAAGCTGTATTGCTATCGCTAAAACATATGCCAGACCGTTGAAACGGGTTAAAGGGAAGCAAGGTTGCAACGTCAATTCGCGCAAATAGTAACGCTGTTAGCGTTACAGAATTAAAATACCGAGGCTTCTATGGCGTCCAGTTGGATAAAAATTGAGGTGATAACCCCGGATAAACCCGAGGTGTACCAACTTGCCGAATTGTTGGACATAGATCCAGATGCTGCATTGGGCAAACTGGTGCGCCTTTGGGCATGGGCTGATCAACAAACAATTGATGGTAACGCAAAGTGTAACGCAGCAAGCGTTACCAAAAATGCTGTTGACCGGATCACATTCGTGCGTGGGTTTGCTGATGCGCTAATTCGAGTTGGATGGTTGGCAGTTGAGGGTGATACGTTAATTTTCCCTAAATTTGAACGGCATAATGGTAATTCCTCGAAAAAACGAGCACTTACAAATGACCGTGTTACAAAAATGCGCGAAATGAAACGCAATGAAAACGCAAACAGTAACGCTCATGGCGTTACAGGGAGAGATCAAAAAGCGTTACCAGAGGAAGAGGAAGAGATAGATATAAAAGATCCCCCCTTAAATCCCCCCAAGGGGAAAATAGCCACGAAGAAATTTAATCCGCTGGAAATTGATTTACCGGACTGGCTATTCCCTGAGCTATGGGCTGAATGGGTCGAGTTTCGCAGGGCATTGCGTAAGCCGATTAAGACATCCCAGGGAGCGAACGGGGCCATTCGTGAGCTTGATAAATTCAGGGGACAAGGCATTTCGCCTGAGGTGGTCATTCGGCATAGCATCGCCAACGAATATCAAGGGTTGTATGCCCCCGGAGGACGGGTCATAGCGAATAGTGGCAGGGATGTTAATAAAATTTCATCGCCAGATGTTTCCATTCCACCTGGTTTCAGGGGGTAACTATGCGCGACATTTCGGCAGTTTTTAAAAGATTGCAGAATATCATCCCGTCAGGCGTAAGCCCCAAATTTACCAGCGCGGAAGATCTTATGGCCTGGCACCTTGAGGAAGGGCGAAAGTACAGTGAAAACCTGATGCGCGAAAATCATCGGACACGTATGGAAAAAATTTTCGGTAGATCAGGGATCCGCGAGCGTTATCAAAAATGTACGTTCAAAAATTACCATGTTGAGAATGATGGACAAAGACGGGCGCTTACTCTGGCTAAATCGTGGTTGGCAAATTTTGGCTCTGGCTGTGTCAGCTTTGTTTTTAGTGGTTCAACAGGTACAGGAAAAAATCATTTATCGGCTGCTATCGGGAACGCACTACTGGAGCAGGAAAAAACAGTGCTAATTATAACGGTGGCGGATCTTATGCTTGAGGTTCGAGCTGGTTATAACGGTGGTAAGAGTGAAGATGAATTATTAACTGAACTATGCCGCGTTGATTTACTGGTACTTGATGAAGTTGGGGTGCAGCGTGACACAAAAAATGAATTTGTCATTTTGCATCAAATTATTGACCGGCGCACCGCCATGATGAAACCAGTAGGTGTTCTCACCAATCTTAACCATGCTGATTTAGCCGGGGTGCTTGGCCCTCGCGTAATGGATCGCCTGATGATGGATGGTGGTGTTTGGATAAATTTTAATTGGGAGAGTTATCGAAGCCGTCTGAAGAGTAAATAATATTTTTTAATTAAATAATTATGCGAGGAATGGCCAATGTTTTTAAACGTTAAATCAAACACGATGAATATTAATCGTGAGGTCTTTTGTGATTACTGCGGTGAATATGCCCGGCTGGTAACTGGTCGGAAAATATATCCACAGCGTAGAGATCTTGCTGACAAGTTTTTTTGGGAATGTGAGCCGTGCCGTGCACATGTTGGCTGTCACCGGGATAGTGATGCGCTTCCACTGGGACGCCTTGCTAACGCGGAATTACGAGCAGCAAAACGAATTGCACATGCAGCGTTTGATCCGCTGTGGAAAGAGTTTGGCATGAGGCGAGGGGATGCCTATTCGTGGCTGGCTGAACAACTTGGTATCCCCGTAGCAAAGTGCCACATCGGTATGTTTGACGTAGATCAATGCCGTCAAGTGCAGAAGGTAGCAACGGACTATAAAAATTCACTGTTGTAATCGAGGTATGACCAATGTCTTTAGAAATTAATACATTAATCAAAGAGCGCCGTTACGTTAGCGATGATGGCTGCGACTATTGTGCAACGTTTATCGATAACTGGAATGCGGCTGCGCGGGCGCGGTCAGGGGCCTGTTATCAACCACCAGTTAAACCGCCTGTGGTTTGCAACCCGAAAACAGAAACTGGTGCTGTTGTGAAGATAGGCAACCGCAATGTCTACGGTCGCAAGGTTATTACGGGTGTTTACCAGCTACACCATTCTGGCCGGTCGGCAGTTCAAATTGCTCACATGTTGAAAATGCCGGTTTACAGGGTTGAGCACTTACTCAAACGAGGAACCAGTGTGCGCCGCGAAATTTTCCGGCAGGTTTTGACCCAACCACTCCCGACCGAGGCTGAAATTATGCGTTGCCTCGCCGCAGAATCTAAGGCGTGAGGTGAATATGAGTAATTTGATTTTAGGAGATGATTTTTTCGCCCCTGCACCTTCCGATCTGGTCGATAATTTGATTGGCCGATATAAATCTACCAGGGTAAAAATAGAAAGTCTCGCTGGTGTGCTTAACGGTTCTGACGGTTCAGAAGTGATCCCTTATTTCTTGCGCGGTAATCAGAGCGACCATGAGTGTTATATCAGACCCGTGGCCGATATATTTAAACTCGAAGGGGCTATTGCTAATTTAAACGCTTCTTACTGGCAGCAGGCATTGTCTCTTACTGATGTTTACGAATATATGCCGCAAAAGCGTCGGGATGAGTGGAACGATCAGATACGTGAAATGAAAACGCCAGAATTTGAAGAAGAAACCGTTCGACCGACAATCATGTCACTGCTTAATTCTCGACAAAAATTCTTTAGTGAGCGCGTGGATGGTATTTTCAGGGTCTTATCCGGGGAACACGTAACCAACCGCCCGGAGGGTTTTAGTAAGAGAATGATCCTCTACGTCATGGGTAATTTGGGCCTGACGCACAGCAACGTAGGGTATCTGAACGATCTGCGTACGGTCATAGCTAAATTTATGGGACGTGACCTACCGGGCTATTCAAGCACTGACCCGATAATTAAAGCTGCTTACAGGAAAACAGGACAGTGGCTAACGATTGATGGTGGCGCTTTGCGTATTCGTTGTTACCTCAAAGGCACGGCTCATCTTGAGGTGCATCCTGATATGGCGTGGCGTCTTAATTGTGTGCTTGCCAGCCTGTACCCGGCTGCTATCCCCGCTGAATTTCGCCAGAAACCAAAAAAGCGATTAAAAGAGTTCACGATGATGGAGCGCCCGTTACCGTTCGCCGTTATCAACGTACTCGTAGGAATGAAAAAAGAGCGTATTGCATGGATGAATAGTTCTGGCCAACGGCGTGAAGGTGTCACCGATAACCCGCACAGCAGGTGTCTGGATTATTCCCACCGTGATAATGCCGTTCAGAGCGAAGTTGAAAATGTGCTGGCATTTATAGGCGGTGTCAAAATGTCGAAGAACGGACACTTCTGGTTCGAATTCGACTACGACCCCGATGATGTTATTTCCGAGATTGTCGCTTCTGGTTGTATTCCTGAGCATAAATCACACCAGTTTTACCCAACACCCGATCATCTGGCGCAGCGTTGCGTCGATTTGGCAGGGATAGAACCTCACCACTCTTGCCTGGAACCGAGCGCCGGGCATGGTGCTATTGCTGATCTCCTTACCGAGGGGAAAACAACGTGCGTAGAAATATCACCCCTGAATTGCAAAGTTCTGGAAAGCAAAGGGCATCGGGTATTTAACGCTGATTTTCTTAAGTGGGCGGAGCAGGGCGGTTGTTTTGATCGGATAGTGATGAATCCTCCGTTCAGCGAAGGACGGGCATTGGCGCATCTGAACGCGGCAGCATCCCTCACCAAAACCGGTAGTAGGCTGGTGGCGATTCTGCCTCCGAGCATGAAAGGTAAGGATCTTCTGCCTGGATGGAGCATTGACTGGTCGGAAATCATCACCAATGAGTTCGCCAATACCAGCGTTTCAGTAGTGATTTTGACGGCAGAAAGAGGTGCGCAATGACAATTGAACAGTGCCTCGACGGTAAAAGTATTCTCGATATGTGTTGCGGTTCACGCATGTTCTGGTTCGACCGTACCGATCCGCGTGTTGTTTTCGGAGACATTCGCGATGAGTCACACACGCTATGCGATGGGCGCGAGCTGCATGTAAAACCTGATGTGCTGCTGGACTTCCGCGATCTACCTTTCGCCGATGAACAATTCAGCCTGGTAGTATTCGACCCTCCACATCTTCAGTTTGCCGGTGAAACAAGCTGGCTGCGTGCAAAGTATGGAGCACTTAACCGAGAAACATGGCGAGAAGACCTAGCAAAAGGTTTCAGCGAAGCTTTTCGGGTGCTGAAGCCTTTGGGAACGCTAATTTTTAAGTGGAACGAAACGCAGATTAAAACCAGTGAAATCCTCGCGCTTACTGACCAGAAACCAACGTTTGGACATCCTTCAGGTAAGCGAGCAAATACTCACTGGATCGCATTCTTCAAAGATGGTGAGCCGAGGCTACATATCAAGGTCGAGGGGAATTAGTCATGAGGTATGGCTCAGTATGCAGCGGGATTGAAGCCGCCAGCATTGCATGGGAAACGCTGGGATGGTCACCGCTCTGGTTCAGTGAAATTGAAAAATTCCCCTCTGCTGTTTTAGCTCACCATTGGCCTGATATTCGGAATCTTGGGGACATGACCAAACTGGCCGGGCATATAATGTCCGGTAGTGTGGAAGCGCCAGATGTGCTGGTAGGAGGAACCCCCTGTCAGGCATTTTCTATCGCCGGGCTGCGCAATGGCCTGTTGGATACTCGTGGTCAGTTAACCCTTTCATATGTGGAATTAGCAAATGCAATTGACAACAAACGCCGGGAAAACGGTAAGCCACCAGTTATCATCGTCTGGGAAAATGTACCCGGAGTACTCAGTAGTAAAGACAACGCTTTCGGTTGCTTTCTTGCTGGACTGGCCGGAGAAGATGAGCCACTACAGCCGGCAGGGAAAAAATGGTCAAACGGAGGTGCTGTGTCTGGATCTTCGCGCGCAATCGCTTGGCGATTGTTGGACGCCCAATATTTCGGAGTGGCCCAACGACGCAGACGTGTGTTCGTTGTCGCAAGTGCTAGAAACGACTTCGATCCCGCCAAAGTATTTTTTGAGTTCAACGGCCTGCGCCGGGATACTCCGCCGTGCAGAGAAGCGCAGGCGTCAGTTGCCGCTCTTACTGCAAGCGGCGTTGGAACAAGTGGTGCAGATGACAACCAGGGCATCGCAGGACACCTGTTAGCACATCCGATGAATGGCAGTCACTGGGATAATGTTAATAATCCGCACCCAACGTTAAATCAATCAAACAATATTGGTGGTATTGGTCTGAGCAATCAGGAATTGTTCAGCCAACGCGGTGCCGGAATTGTTAAAGGTTATCGTATGGCGGCATTTGGCGAATACGCTGATGATGAAACAGCCTCAACGTGTAAAGCGCGTGACTACAAAGATGCAACTGATCTGGCTGTTACGACACAATACGGGGCTGGTATTGCTGGAACGTTGACTGCGCGTCATGATTCATCACCCTGTGCAGATCGTGGGATGAATGTGCTGGCTTTTCCTGAACGCATGAGTAGTACGCAGGCAGCATCCACCAAAAATCTATCACCAGCAATAATGTCTCGAAATCCCACGGCAATAGCTATTGCTGGGAACACCATCGGGCGTGCGCCCCGTAATGGTGGTAATGGTACAGGATACCATCAAGAAGTTAGCTACACCCTCACAAAAACTGACATTCATGGTGTTGCTATGGGTATGCAAGTACGCCGCCTTACACCTGTTGAATGCGAGAGATTACAAGGATTTCCTGATAACCACACGCTGATCCCTTGGCGTGGAAAAAATGCCAATAACTGCCCTGATGGGCCTCGTTATAAGGCGATTGGTAACAGCATGGCTGTACCAGTGATGCGGTGGATTGGTCTACAAATTCAAAAAGAAATAGGTGGTCGCTGACTTAAACCTTTTTGCGGCAGAGGGTTATCTCGTTAACAATGAGGTAGCGCGTAGGCATGGAAGCCAAAACAAGGATCGGCCCCCGCAAGGGAAGATTCAACCGCAAGAGGTTGCTATTATGGATAAATATTTGTATGAGTTGCCGGTAAAGTTACCAGCAAAAGGTTGTACGTTGGTTTACACCGATAACGGGGTGGTAACCGCTGCTGTGGTGAAACGTCCCGATCAGTATGTGGCAACGGTTGATGAGTTTTTTGAACTGGCTAAAGCAGCATGTTTTCCTGTAGAACCACCAGCAGAAGAGTAGAGCACCACCCGTAATAGCGCTATACTATGTTCGCCAGCCTGAACAACTGGCAACCCTGAATCAGTACTGTTGTGCCATCAACCCGAGAGGCGAAGATGGCACAGTTAGCATTTATCAAATCGAGCAACACAACACTGATACCGGCATCGCCCGATACCGGTGATTTTTTACATCATAAAATCAAGATCGGCGCAGTGTTACATGCTGATTTCAAAAAAGTACGCAACCCCAAATTTCACCGTCTTTATTTTTCACTTCTCAATCTTGGCTTCGAATACTGGACACCGACAGGCGGCACAATTTCCCCCGACGAGAAAAGCCTGATCCGTGGTTATTCGAGATACCTGATCAATCTGGTAGCACACGATAGCATCATTCTTGAGTGCGAAACTGATTATCTAAAATCAGTTATGGAGCTGCGGGCTGATCGCGTGACCCTGATTAAATCCTTTGATGCCTTTCGACGTTGGACGACCATCCAGGCGGGTTATTTCCAACTTTTGCAAATGCCTGATGGCGCAATCATCAAGGAACCCAAGTCGATCTCATTCGCGAACATGGACGATACGGAATTCGCTGAACTCTACAAAGCCACGCTGAATACCCTTTGGCATTTCATCCTCAACAAAACATTCAGCACACCGGCTGCGGCGGAGAATGCCGCCAGTCAGTTGCTGAGTTATGCGTGAGGTGGGCTATGGCTGATTTTGGTGGAAGTAACACCCCGGTTGATATTAAGGATTTGTGGCGGACTCCGGCTGAATTATTTGCTGCCATCGATGGAGAATTCAACTTTGTCGGAGATGTTGCAGCCAGTGATGATAATTATCTTCATAACCGTTATCTGACCAGTGAGGATGATGCGCTTTCACTGGAATGGGGTGAACTATTTCCGGCAGGATATGTTTTCTGCAACCCTCCCTATAGCGACATTACACCGTGGGTACAAAAGGCCCAGGAAGCCGTAAAAAGTGCCATTGGCGTAGTGATGCTGGTTCCGGCTGATACCTCAGTAGGTTGGTTCCGCATAGCATTAACCGATATCAGCGAGATCCGGTTTATTACCGGGGGAAGAATTTCTTTTGTCCGCGCTGATACCTGCAAAAAGGTTGATGGTAATAACAAGGGTTCAATGCTGCTTGTCTGGGATCCAGTGCGGAGTGGTGCAGGAATCACAAAATATATTGATCGTGACGAGTTAATACAGCGTGGAAAAGTTTTCCTCGAACAGAAAGAACTGTGTGGGGTGGCAGTATGAAAAACGAACTCTGCATTTTCTGCGGTGCACCGTCCACGTTACTTTGTGACGGACATCTCGGTTATCCCCCGCATAAATCAGAACCGGAGTTGATCTCCCCCTTTGAACCCTATACCTGCGATGCTCCGATGTGTTCTGGCTGTGCCACAAACGCCGGGTGTTACCACATCTGTATACGTGGTCATAAACGCGGTTGCATCCACGACACGACTGATTATTGCCCTGCATGTGCCGTGTTACCGCGTACCAACCGCCGCATTATTCACACGTCAGAGCAGGCTGGCACAATCCGTGCCGCTCATTGGCTGAGTGCCCCGACTGAGTACCAGAAACGCCAGCGAATTATCCAGGGGGGAGGTCAGCAATGTCTCGATCTGTGAATTTTCGGAAGGAGGCCCGTGGGCGTGAGTGCCAGATTCGGATCCCCGGTATCTGTAACGGCAACCCGGAAACCGTAGTGCTAACCCATTTCAGACTTGCGGTGACGTGCGGTACCGGGATCAAGCCGCCAGATATACAGGCTGCATGGGGCTGTAGCGGGTGCCATGACGAATGTGATCGCCGCACACACTATATCGATAACGAAACTGCTCGTCTGTTTCATGCCGAGGGCGTGATGCGTACGCAATATATTCTCATTGCTGAGGGAAAACTATGAGGCTCAAATACGCACTGACAATCGCGAATCCCAAATCAGCCCAAATTGTGGCATATCAGGCGCGATCAACCGGCAACAGCCATTTAACCAAAGTTGATGTGATGACTGCACTGGGTATGACCCAGGCAAGGCACCGGGGAGGGCTATGTCTGCTGTACGCAAAATATACGAAAGATGTTGATGCCGGTCGCACCGCATTGATCGAACTGACCAAATACGCCCGGACTCAGGCGCGGAAGTATGTTGGAAAAATTCCCGGCAGGCGTGGCGCAATTGCGATTCGAACATTAGCTATGCTGGCGCTGGAGGAATATTGTCGAACCGCCGACACTCCTGGTGCCAAGTGTCGCTGTGGTGGCAGTGGTGAAGTTTGTGACCGGAAAGAAACTGATCGTACGGGCAAATTGGTTATTATCCCTTGTAAGAAATGCCACGGCACCGGATTAAGGCCAATATCCCAAACGCGGGCGCACCACGCTATCGTAGCGCTGATTCCCGGCGTATCTAGAGCAACCTGGTACAGAGTCTGGTCGCGCTTTTACGAAGCGTTACTGGCGTGGTGCTATTCGCAGGAATCAATCGCAGAATCGGAGTATCAACACATCACCGGGATGTCTGAATTGAATAAAGAAATCATTGCAAAGTGAGACAATTTGCCCTAAATTGACACCCATAGTGGGAGATTAATACTCTCAACACTGTATACATTCTAAAGCCCGCCAAATTTCAGGCGGGTTTTTGCTATCTGAGCCTCGGTGTTTTCCGGGGCTTTATTATTTTTGGATCAAGCTACTACACAGAGGCTTCGCTGCGGCGAGGCCTTTTTTATTTTAACGGAGCCACCCATGCGGGAGGTGGAGATGATCAGAATGGATAAATACAGCTCCCAGCTTTCGTATTGGGTTGCATCAATCCTGACCGCTGCTGGGGCATTGACGTTACAGGATTGGGCTGTGCTGGTGGGGATTATCGTTGCGATAGGCACCTTTGGCGTCAACTGGTACTACAAACGCAAACTGGTTAATAAGTTAACGGCGGTTGGCTATGACAAAGAGCGGGCGAAAGCCGCTTACCGCGCTATGAACGAATGA